CGAATTTCTGTAGGAGAGCCAACATGTCCGCTGAACGTAGTAGGCGTCAAGGTGATGTGCGCGAATGGGTTCTTAAGGTTCTCCCCGAAGAAGAGGTATGGAATCCAGAGCAACGAGCCCTTCGACTTGCGGAAGAGATGTTTGAACTGGCTCAGTGCTGTAGAGCGGACCCTGCCACTCTACACAAATTGCTAGACTATGTCTATGCACGTCCAGTCGGTGAGCCACGACAGGAACTTGGAGGAGTCGGCGTTTGTGTTCTGGCAGTTGCCAATTCGCTCGGCATTGACGCGGATCGAGCCGAAGAAGACGAAGTGCGCCGCTGCGAAGCCATGGATCCCGAGCGGTTCAAGGCACGCAACAAGGCCAAGAACAATGCGGGCTTTATCATGAAGGAGAAGCAGACATGAAGGCGAACGATTATCAAGTCGGCGGTTCTCACTATTCGCAGGCGGGCCGCTATCAGCATTGGGACTTTATCGAGGACCATGGGCTGGGATACTTGGAAGGCTATGCCACCAAGTATCTGATCCGATGGGATAAGAAAGGAACCCCGGTGCAGGACCTGGAGAAGTCGGCGCACACCATCAAGAAACTGATCGAGTTGGCAGAAGCGGGCAAGCGAGAGAACCGGGCGCATACGATTCCAACGTATGAGAACATCGGGCTCTTCTGCTCGGCCAATAAGGTGAACGACGACCTTACCCATGCTGCGATCCAGCTGCTCTTTGTTTGGACGATAAAGGGCGAGCTTGAAGCGGCCCTCTACCACGTCAATAAACTCCTCGAAGAACAACCGTCCGTGGCCATGAAGGCCGAGTACAACAAGGGCGGGAGAAAAGACCGTACAGAACAAGAAAGGCCATTTGGTTATGTCCACGAAGAAGAGAGTCTTGCCTCTGTCATCTCCTCCGGAGAGGCAGAGATACGGGCGGCTACCCGGCCATCTATCCCTGGACTCGAAGAAAATAAGCAAGATGAGAAAAAAGATGAGCGTTCAGGAGATAGCGACTGAGCTGAACGTCTCCCGGCAGGCCATCTACTCTTGTCTTTGGCGCAATGCCGTGAACTAAGGTAAGCTACCGTTTGGTTTAATTCCCGGCACCGTCTTGGGTGTCGGGACTATGGGGATGCTTGACCATGTCTTTTTTACGGCCACCGGCGTTCACACAGCAAGACGAAGTATTCACGCGTATGATATTCAAGAAGTGGTTTGCTCTGTTCTCCGATTTGGGAACGGGCAAGACATATATGCTCCTGCGCGATTTCTTAACGATGTGGCAGGCGGGATCGGTCGACGGTATCCTGGTCATAGCTCCAGTCGATGTCCACCGGCAGTGGGTAGAAAAAGAACTACCGCAAGTAACCGACCAAGAGTGTGTCACGTCGATCTGGCCTGAGCTACCTCCGCTCACAAAGACCGATCTCCCGCGTATCTTTACCATCTATCCCGAGGCATTCCGACGCCGTCCCACGCCGCCGTTGCGCGAACAGCACGAGGCACTGGCCGCCTACAAGGCGAGGAGGGCTATTTGGAAAGGACGGCAGAGACGGGTGATGTATTGGATGTCGCGCTTTCTTAGAAGTGGGCGCATCGGTCTCATCGTAGACGAATCCCAAATGATGATGGATCACAAATCTCAAACCGCCAAGGCAATCCGCAAGTTGCGCGATTGGGCAGTCTACCGGCGAATCTCTTCTGGCTACCCTGCCCCCGGTGGGAAGCTGGAAAAATACTACTCTCAATATACCTTTTTGTCTCCCAGCATTTTGAAGTGCAAGACCTACACGAACTTCACAGATCAGTATTGCATCAAGGGCGGCTTCAAGGGAAAGGGGATCGAGAGCTATAAGAACGAAGACGAGTTCAAGGATAAGATCGCTCCATGGACCTACACCGTCGAGCTGAAAGACTGCATGGACATGCCCGAGCGGACGTGGCTCGAACAGGAAGTCGATCTCACCACTCAGCAGTTCAATAAGATAAAGCAGATCAAGACCGAGTTTCTGGTCGAGCTAGAAAAGAAAACGCTCTACATGCCGATGATCCTGCAACGGCTCACGCGCATCCAGCAGGCCTCCTGTGGGTTCATTCCATACGATGCCAACGAAACTGCCGAAGGGCGGCCAGACATCCGGCTCGAATGGATACCCGAGCTACGGACGCTGGCGCTTGAAAACTTGTTAGATAGGACCAAGGGCAAGGTCATTGTCTGGAGTCGGTTCTCTCCCTGCATCGAGCGACTGACGAAGCACTTTGGAAAGATCGCTGTCAAGTATCGTGGAGGGATGAGCCGCGACGAACGGCTCGACAGCAAGGCTCGATTCATAAAAGATCCCAGGGTCCGCGTTATCTTCGCCCAGCCGAAGAGCGCTGGGACGGGGACCGACGGGTTCCAAGAATCTTGCCGCCAAGCATTCTACTGGTCTAACTCCTACGACTCTAGCCAACGCCGCCAGACCGAACGTCGGACCTGGAGGCTTGGCCAATCTCGTGCTTGTGTCTATACCGATCTCATCGCTCCTGGAACCTATGACGCCCGCATACGAGACGTGATCATGAGTGGCCAGCGCATGAGCGATAACTTCCACAGGGAGTTGGCAAAATGGAAAAGGAACGGTGGGTAAAAATTCCAGGGTTTCCGGAACATTACGAGATTAGCACCTTGGCGCAAGTGCGGGTCTTAGACTACGTAGATGCAGCGGGGCGTCGAAGGAAAGGACAGCTATTGACTCCAAGCAGACACTGTTTGGTTCAGATATATGGTAGACCTTGTGCCATTGGTCGCTTGATGCTTCTGACCTTCAAAGGTCCGCCGCCACCTGGAAAAGGATATGCCCGGCACTTGAATGACGACCAGTGGGATAACGTGCTGGAGAATCTAGCTTGGGGCTCTCCGAAAGACAACTATGATGATGCTGTTCGGAATGGCTCTCTTGGGAAAGGATCGCTTGCGGCCATCGCTGGAGGTTTTAAGCGTTGGGGGAACACTAATGCGCGGGGGAATACTAATTGGCTCGGCCGGAAGCACACAGAGCAAACCAAAGCGAAGATTCAGGAAAAGATGCGGGGGAATACTAATGCGCTGGGAAGTACTCATCGGCTCGGCCGGAAGCACACAGAACAATCCAAAGAAAAGATGCGAGCTGCTCATGCAGTTCACAAGGTCTTAAAAGAATTTCTCGGCTAGAAAAGCGACACCTTATATTGGCGGCCCGCCGCCCGGACTCCCGAAAATACCGCTTGCCGGAATTTGGCACCCGTGCTACGTTAGGGCTGCCGAGCCACCCATGGTCCGGCCCCCCGGTCTAGGGGGTTGTTCTATGCACCCGGTAGGGGAGTTAATATGTCTATCACAGCATACCGCGCAGCGGGTGGGCTGATATCGCTGCGGATGGGCTTGGAAGGCCCGAAGCACGATCCGTACGGCTTCACCGAAGTGAAGGTCGTGCGGAATGGCCACAAGGTTATTTTCCATGATGGACTTGGAGAATGGCTGACGGTCGATGGAGTCGAGCAGCATCAGAAACACAAGAAGCTTCGCGGGGCCTATGCCTTCGAAGACGAAGAGGCCTTTCGCATCCGGCGCTTTAAGGAGGCGACAGGCTGGGACCTGCAGATGGTATTGCGGGCCGTAGAACTAGCGGACCAACGTCGCCACCGCGACGACGACTATCCCGATATCTGCGCTGCCGAGCGGGCAGCGGGATGGGACCCAAACCCGTAGGGGATTGCGGCTTGGGTCTATTGTAGGGGGTTTCTACAAAGGAAGGAAGCCAATGACTAAGCCAGTGCTGGTAACGCTTCGTAACACTTACGGAACGATTGAGACCATGGGACTCGTAGGGGGCTCTGAGTACCATAAGAACTACGCTGGGGTCCGGACCGTCGAGTGGACGGAACCGGGCCTCAAGATAACGCGGCTACGGCTACTCTCCGATCCGGGGTTCCCATTTTGGGATGTGAGCTACTGCCACGGGGAGGTCGGCGGGAAGCCAGTCCGCGTCGAGCTACCCTTCAGCCAACTGCCCAAGAAGGGAATGGGTGGAGCTATTGTCCGGCACGCCAAGCGTGACGGAGTCCATGCGAAGAACCTTGGCGTGTTCGACGCCATATCGACTTTGAACTAGGAGGTATAGTGATGGCTAAAAAGACACAAATCTGGTCCATCTACGGCCAGATCGACGAGATCGTGGCGCGGGAGATGGTGAAGGAACGAAAGTTCAACCAAGTCCCCCGCACAGGGATACCAGAATCGCAGCTCTTTGACGGGGATGGGAACCCGTTGAAGCTCGCCGTCGTCGTTCCGTCACAGTATGTGGCGGAGTATGAACGTCGCGTCGCCATCTTGCGGATGTAGGAGAGTGACATGCTGGTGCTCATAGCAGACTACGGGGACGAAGTTCCCGAAGTTCTCATCGGCGGCTTCGCAGACTTCGAGGCCGTCGATGCTAAGATCAAGGAGATCGAGGAATCGGATGACATGATGGAAGGCGCAGAGTTTGCCGTCCTCGATTCTAAGAAGCACCAATACTGGACGCTCGCCGAGGAAAGGTGGGTGCTATTAGACATATTCTTCGGACCAGACGACGAGGAGCTCGACGACGACCCCGACGACGATCTGATCGATGGAGTCGGATTCGCCGATCCCGGTGGCAAGTCCGCCCTTCGCGCAGCGACGAAGGACAACCCTCGGGATCAGAGTTGCCCGAATTGCCGGAAGCGTAACGTGCTGACACGTATCGACGTGGAGCGCGGCTACCAGTGTGACGAGTGTGCCGACCGCGCGGAACGCGGAGTAGACTAGTAGGAGAACGACGATGAAAGCCAAGATCAAAGCCCGCGCCAAGCGTAAGAGCACGGCCAAGCGCAAGACGACGAAAAAGGAGCCGAAGTTTCCTGAGACTCCGAACACGCCGGAGAAAGTGCTTCGGGGATTATTGGAAGGTTCGATGGATTTGGGGATATGGCGTCCTCGCATCGAAGAGGCCTTGGAATTCCTTAAAATTCCACCGAAGGTAGACCCGCTCCTCGACCCTCCACAGTTCTTGCAAGAATTACCGCGACCTCTAGCGGTCAAATACAATTCTATGAATGGATGTGATTATGTGGCCCTTGGAGCCTTACAAGGTTATTCCGTACAGGTCCTATATCCTCGACGTCCTTCGGATGGCGGAGAGCGGTCAGCAGTTTTCAGATGGGGATGCGCCAAAGAGCTCACTGAGCAAAGAGCCAGAAGCCATTGGCACAATAACAGAAGCACGATCTCAGACGAGAGGAGACCCAACGCCACAGCCTTGATAGACTACGTGGCCGCTGTCTGCAAGCATCTCGACTGGAAGTGGTAGCTCGTGGCCAAGACCAGATACATCGCGACCGTCATAAAGGTTGACGGTTCCGTCGAGACTAAAATGCTCAATAGAGCTCCTACTCTCAAACAACTTCAGGAATTTGTGGGAGGATACATTCAGCAAATCCCCCTTTGGCATAGATATCTCGACACAAGATGTACTGTCTATGCGGACGAAGAAGGGAAATTGTATCACAAACCCATCAACGTGCGCGCCACTCAGATGTGGAAGGAAGCCATCTATCCAAGACAAGCGTATCCGCTCTGTGGAGATATTGTGATCATAACGACTCAACCTAATAGGGAGTAGAACCATGGTGGCCAAGGATCGTAGACAGGAGACCCAGAAGCTTCTCAAGAAAAAGAAGGCAGAACTCGCGAAGCTAATTGCGGATAAGAAAAAGAAGGCGAAGAAGCCTTCCAAGAAAAAGGCCGCCAAGAAGGTTGCCAAGAAGAAAGCCAAGCCGAAGATCCTTCTATCTTACCGTGCTGGTGACTTTGTCTGTCTTCTGCCATTCGGGGACAACTTAGAAGCGTATGGGCAAATTCAGAGCGGCCCTGAGAATGAAATGTATGTCGTCAAGCTCAACGAGAAGCACCGCGACG